TCATAAAATTGCTTCAATGTTGAGTTTAGTTTCTACATTAGCAGAGGATATGAATGGTGTCAAAATGGGGTTAAACCATTTAGCTATTAGAGGAGGACAAGGATTCCAACAACCAATTGTTCCTATTGGACAAAATTTAGGAAATTTACAAAAAACAAATTTAATTGAAGTTTCTGATGATGATGATGATGATGATGATGATGATGATGATGATGAAAATGATGATGAAAATGATGAAAATGATGATGAAAATGATGAAGATAATAATATTGTTAATGATGATTTAGAAAGTATAGAAGATGAATCTGATAGTGATAATGAAGATGACAATAGAATAAAGATTATTAAATTACAAGTATCAAATGAAGATGTAAGTGAAGTTTGTGAAAATGAAGACATAATAAATAATTTGGATTTTGAAGAAGATTTAGCTGATTTAGAAGGAGATTTTGAACCAGAAGTTACTAATGAATATGTTGAAGAAGTTTTAGACCTTAAATATAATACTAATGACAATAATTTAGAAGAAACTAATATACCTTTATCATCTGATTTAAAAAGTATTTCTATTAATTTAGGTGAAGAGCATCAACATAATGAAGATAATATTGATTATAAAAAATTACAATTAGGAAAGCTTAGAACTATTGCAGTTGAAAAAGGTTTAATAAGTAATTCTGATGCATCCAAATTGAAGAAACCTGAACTACTCAAATTACTTGGTGCCGAATAAGTTTTAGAAATTTTATTATAAATATAAAATATATAATGTCTTGGGCAACTTGTTATAGCGGTTCTAATAATATTGATTTTAATTTTCCACCAATTATGGCTGATGGTAGAAATTATGCAACATGGCAACCTGATGCTGTTGTAAATCAACGAATTCAAAGAAAAGAAGGAATCCATTCTAATTGGCAATATCGTCAATACCTCCAAAAAAATGGTTTACAAATTATGAATTATAACAATCAGGAAGCTTGTTATACACTTGGTTTAGATCCACATGTTAATACTGGTAAAACACCATCTAGCAATGTCCCTTATACTTTTAAGGGCACATTTGATTCTAACACACCAGGTTTTGGTTATTGTAATTCTGACCTAAAAAATCCATATTTATCGAGAGAACAATTAAATTCAAGATTAATTGCCCCATCGATAAACTCTGCCGATTTTAAAAATTAAATAATTAACAAAAATAATATAATAATAAGTTTTTATAATTTAATATTATAATGAAAATACTATCAATTGATGTTGGCATAAAAAATTTAGCATTTTGTCTTTTTGATAAATCACCAACAGCTGAGCATTTTAAGGTAACAAACTGGGATATTATTAATTTATCTGAAGAGGAAACTTTAAAATGTAGTTTTGTTGAAAAAAATATATTATGTAATAAACCAGCCAAATTTAAGAAAGACGATAAATGCTATTGTGCCAAACATTCTAAAAAACAACAATATCAGATACCCACATCTCAACAAAAACCATCTTTTATTAATAAACAAAAAATAGCAAATCTTTATGAGATAGCTGATAATCATAATATCAAATATGATCCAAAAATAAAAAAAACAGATTTAGCAAAATTAATTAATGAACATATACAAAAACTATATTTTGAAACAATTGAAAGTAAAAAAGCAAATGAAGTAGATTTATTTAATATTGGAGTCAACATTAAAAATAAATTTAATGATACTTTTAAAGATGAAGGTAAGATAGATTATGTTATTATAGAAAATCAAATAGGTCCACTAGCAATAAGAATGAAAACTATTCAAGGTATGATAGTACAATATTTTATAATGTCTAACTTAAATGTTGAATATATAGAATTTATATCAGCATCAAATAAACTAAAAGATTGTGACACAAAAGATAAAGAAAAATATAGTGATAGAAAAAAATTAGGGATAGAAAAATGTTTAGGAATTTTAACAATAGATTTTAGATTTACTGAGCATATAAATTATTTCAATGGACATAAAAAGAAAGACGATTTATCAGATGCTTTTTTACAAGGTTTATGGTTTATAAATAATAAAAAACTTTAATTAATATTTTTATAAATTAAATTAAAATATATTAATTGTAATTCGTAATACTTAAAATTAAATGTTCTATTTAATCAATAATATGGCAGATTTAATGGAAATTACAGAACTTGATATGGATGATGGTGGATTCGGACGTTCTTCTAATTTTGGTGGAGGTTTAGAACTTTTAATGAATGACAAAGTTAGGGAAAGTAGTAGACCAACAAGTGATATTGATTTAGAAGATTTAAGCAAACTAGAGAATGAATTAAATGATTTAGTTGAAGATATTCCATCAAGTGGTTTTGCTCCTAAATCAGATTTATTTGATAATAAACCATCAGTATCATTTGGCGATGATACGCCGATACGTTTAAGTAGTTTTGATGACAATAACCTTGGAAGAGCTACTTCAGATACTGAAAATGATAACAAAACTTGGGATGGTTATGGTAAATTCAATAATATACCTTTAAATCCAGATAAATCATTCCAAGCAGAACCTAAATTATCAAAAGACGAAATGCTTCGGGAGAAATTTAAGTATTTAAGAAAGTTAGAAGCTCTTGAAAAGAAAGGTGTCGAATTATCAAAAAAATATTCAATGGATTCTTCTCTCCAAGAAATGATGGGTGAATATGAAACTATCATGGAAGAAAAAACAAAACAAAATTCAGTAAAATTTCAGGGTAACATGTTGATGGCTGTTATAAATGGCATTGAATTTTTAAACAACAAATTTGACCCATTTGATGTTAAATTAGATGGTTGGTCAGAGCAAGTTCAAGAAAATATAAATGATTATGATGATATTTTTGGCGAATTACATGAAAAATATAAAAGTAAGGCTTCGATGGCGCCTGAATTGAAGTTATTATTTCAGCTTGGTGGTAGCGCAATGATGGTCCATATGACTAATACTATGTTTAAATCAGCTATGCCTGGTATGGATGACATTTTACGTCAAAATCCCGACTTAATGCGTTCATTTCAAAATGCTGCTGTAAATTCTATGGCTCAAACTAATCCAGGGTTTTCAGGATTTATGTCTAATATGATGAATCCAGAACCTCCAAGAGGTATGGGACCACCACCACCAATGGCTACACAAGGCCCTAATTCAGTTCCTCCACCAATCGGCAGACCTGGTAACAATAATTTTGCTAGACCAGATTTAAATTTAAGCAGAAGTAATTTTGAAGATGGAATTAATCTTCGAGAGAATAATGAAAGACCTGATGTCCAAGACAGAACTAGTAGACGTTCTCAACCTCGTCCGGAAATGAAAGGACCTAGTGACATTACAGATATTCTCTCTGGGTTGAAAACAAAAACTATAAATATTCAACAACCAACTACACCCAATAATAATGATAATAGCACCATCAGTATTAATGATATAAAAGAACTACAAAATGAAGGTAATATGCCAAAACGTAGTGGTCGTAGAAAGAAATCTGCTAGCAATATAGTCAGTCTAGATATTTAAATATTACTAGAATAATAACCAGGATAATAGTTAGAATAATAGTTAGAATAATAATTTGAATAATATCCTCTATTAATATTATTATTTGTAATATTATTATTTGGATAATTTATTCTTCCGATTTCATAAATGCTAGTTGTAGCAAAGGGTATATTATTTAGATTTAATATATCATGTGTTTTTATTGGGCTATCTCCTAAGTAAACCTTTGAGTTACTAAATCCTTCATTAATTAAATATTGATTATTATTTTGATTTGAAAAATAAAAAATAATAGCAAATATTAATAATATTATTAACCAACATAAATCCTTTATCATTTATATATTTATATTTTATAATTTTTAAAATATAAAGTTATCTAAATCTATTATAACCACGACCCATAGAAATTTGACCACCCCAATATATTTTTCTTAATTTCCAATTTAAGATATATATGTCAAAGAATTCTGGAACCCATCTACACATGGGAATCATTGTATGTCTTAGTTTATTAAATTCTCTTCTATGATTATCCCATGCATAATCAGCATTTTCAAATGAATTATATCGATAACAATCAAATCCTTTGATGGCAGAATAAGTGTTCGGTGGTTTAAAATTAGTATCTTCATAACATAAGTAGACTCTATCATACCAATTTTTACCAGATTTATCTATAATTTCACTAAATTTATTATTATTTTCTGTCATTTTTTTTATATCAGATGTATTCATTATTGTAACAATTAAATAATAATATTTAAGTAGTTTTTATTCAACTGTTACAACCTTAGCTAGATTTTTTGGTTTATCAGGATCAATGCCTCTGTTAATAGAGAGATAATAGGCAAATAGTTGTATAGGAATTATACCTAATAAAGAAGAATAAGATTTATTTTCAGGAATTATTATACATTCATTAATATTTTCATCAAATATATTTACATCATTTGTAATAAAAATAATAGGAGAATTTCTAGAAGAAACTTCTTGATAACAATTCATTGTTTTTGTAGAATGATTCTGGTCTAAATTCAAAATAATAACAGGAAATTTTTCATCTAATAAAGCAAATGGACCATGTTTTAATGAACTAGATGAATAACCTTCGGAATGTACATATGTTATTTCTTTAATCTTTAATGCACCTTCTTTAGCTATGAATTCATCAGTTCCTTTACCAAGTATAAACATATTATTAGCTTTAAATTTACTTGCTATATCTGCTACTTTATTACTACATGTATCTAATGTCATTTGAATATCATTAGACAAATTATGTAGGTCACAAATCATTTTTGCTCTTTTTTGTTTATTAACTTTATGGAGTTCTGAAAACCAAATTGCTGCCATAGATAGACATACAACTTGGCTTGTAAATGCTTTTGTTGAAGCTACTCCAACTTCTTTTCCAGCATTACAATAAATACCACAATCAACTTCTCTAGATATTAAAGAGTCAACAACATTTACTATTCCTATTGTTGTTAAATTATTGTTTCTCGCAATTTCAATACATCTATGTAGGTCTTTTGTTTCACCTGATTGTGATATTAAAATTAATATTGTTATTCCTATTTTTGGAATATCATGTTCATTAAATTCAGCACCATCAAATACTTGAACAACATTAAAATTACATAGTTGTTTAAAATAATACATACCATATAATCCAGCAAAATATGACGTACCACAACCTAATAAAATTATATTATTAGTTAATTTTAATAATTCACTATGTTGTTCTAGTCCTCCCAATTTTACTTCTGTATTATTTTTAATTCTACCACCTTTATTTATAGCATTAAGTATTATTTCTGGTTGTTGATATATTTCTTTTAAAGTCCAATGATAATAAGGATGTGGTGATAATTCTGAATCAAAAATACTTACAATTTTTTTATTATAATTATGTGTTGTCTTTATAGATAACCTAAATGGAGTTTGTTCTCTCGTAATTATACATATATCATCATTATGTAATGTTATATAATTTGATATCATACCGCAAAAACCACTCTGTTCAGATGTTATTATTATTTTATCTTCATTTTGTCCGACTAATAGAGGTGAACCATTTCTTACACAATATAATACATTTGGTTCAAATATATATTGAATTATTAAACCATATGTTCCTGTTAAACTTCCAATTGTTTTTTTAATTGATTCACATACATTATTACATTTTTCATAGTTGAATTGTAATAAATTAACTATTACTTCTGTGTCTGTTTGTGATACAAAATTATAACCTTGTGATATCAAAATTGTTTTTAATTCTTTATAATTTTCTATAATTCCATTGTGAACAATAGCAAAAGTTCTTGAATTTGACAAGTGCGGATGAGCATTTATATCTGTTTTTCCACCATGAGTAGCCCATCTGTTGTGACCAAACCCAATACAAGCATTGTTAAAATTTTTAGATTTTATATTTTTTAATTTTTCTATTGAGTCTGTTTCATTCGTAGATGCATATTTATAAATTTCAAAAATATCTCCAGTTACAGCACATAATCCAGCTGAATCATATCCCCTATTTTGTAGTTGAATTAAACCATTAACAATTAATTGATATAAATCACCTTTTTCTAGTAATACTAAACCAAATATTCCACACATTTATAGTATTTTAATAATATTATAAATTTATTTTTAAATTACATTAAATAATCAATTATTTTTGACCAGTTATTATTAATATCAAAAACATATGTATTGTCTGATTTAATATCAAAATACTTATCAAAACCATCAATATTTCTATGAAAAAACTTAATATTTACTTTAGTAAACCTATATTGTATGTTATATTCAATAAAATAGCCTATTAAATTATTGCCCAGTCGTAATAAAACTTTTGAACCAATATATATAGGTCTAGGTATTTTTCTTAGCAAAATATATATATCTTTATTTTTTTTAATACGATTTATGTATTTACCATGTCTATAAACAATCACATTAGTGTAATTAATAATAATATGTATTATTTCATCTGGTAAATATTTATATTTTTCAATTAATTCCATACTATAATACTTGTAAGTTTTTAAAGTTCTTTTTAATTTTATTTATTAATGCCATAAAAGGAGTTTTATCTTGTCCAAATAAAAGCGAATCGTGTATAAGTTTAATATTACCAAACAAACTTTGTTTATTCAGATGGAGCCAAAAAATAAATATAATAAATAAGAAAATAGTGAAATATATATCTTTCATTTTAATAACTTCATTTCTTAAATAATATAATGGCACTACTTTGATTAAAGTATTTATAATAATAAAATAAAATATTGTGCGTTTACTAGTTCCATATACTAACATTAAAAATAACATTATAATATTATCAATTAATCCTAATATGAGTGGAAACTTTGGCGAATATGTTATTATTTTTAACGCATATAAAATATACCAGAAATATATCCAATATGAAAATACCAAATCAGCTCTTAATGCTGCCATATATATACTACTCAGATAAGAAAAAACAACAATAAAACAAACTACTACAACAAAAAGGCACGATATTACTTGTAGAGGATGGTTCATCTAATAATTTTTTTGTATGTTTTTCATCTTTTTCATCAATATTGGTGTATATATCTTCAAATTTAAGATTTATACTATTTTCCATAATATAAATTTATTAATATTATTTTTTAACTATTAATATTATTTTTTAATTATTTAGGTTAATTTAATATAAATAATAAATACTATAAATAATTAATGAAGCCTAGAAATGAAAAGGATAAGTTTTCTATGACAACTTGTGGAAAAACTGGAATTAAAATTAAAAATACAGGAAATGATTATAAAAGTGACCCTTTTGCTGGAGTTGATCCTTTTAAAAATCAAATCCGTGAAACTGATAGATTTCAAGTTGATCATAACAAAACTGGTTATGAATCTCTCGATTTAAATATTGAAAATTATTCGAGAGAAGAATTATATAAATTATTTGGGTTTAAAACTTCTGTTATTCTTAGTGAAGAAAATATGAAGGAAGCTAAAAAAGTTGTTCTCAAAACACATCCTGATAAATCCAGACTAGAGAATAAATATTTTATATTTTTCGGAAAAGCTTATAATAAACTTAGAGAAATATATGAATTTCAAAATAAATCTAATAAAAAAACAACTGATACAAATGAATATTATGAAGCACAAAATGCTCAAGTTTTAGATAAAATGTT